ACAGTGCGGAAATGGTTAAAGCAATAGGACGGCCATCAGTCTCGGCTGCTCTACCGCTTCTCGTTACAGGCACTACGGGCACCAAAGTCTCCTTGCCATTTTTTCTTGCAAATTCAAGCAGGCTAAAAGGAGAATTGCTTACCCAGAACTCGCGCCAAGATGAATTATCGGCAATTACACAATCCATAAACAAGCCAACGCTTGCTGGTGTTTCGCCGCCTTGAGGATGAGCAGGCAGTTTATTGTTTTGGCAGAATTTTTTGGCAAGCTTAAGGCTGTCTTGGTCTAAAACAGCCGGTGGCGCGTATTTGCCAATTCCATTTTTTTTGTCAAGGACGGTGTCTACAAAAATGTCAGGGGCATAGCTTGTGCTTTTAGAAGATGGGTTATCAAAATCGTTAACTCTGTAACTTTTTTTACCTTCCTCCACAAATGCGGTCACATTGCGCAAGTCTTGAACATTGCGACCTGCAAACATGCTTAATCCAAACATTGAAAGGTCTTTATAAACTCCGACTGTACTTTGTGTTTGCTGTTCAGTTACAGCCGTTAACGACATTTCGGGGCCATTCTCAAGGCTAAATTGAATTTGCGTGTCAGTGTTAACCGAGAATACGTCCCACTCATTTATAAGCTTAGGGCCACGCTCCTCAAGAAATCTGCTCAGATCGCCTGTTTCTGAGCCTTTGAACCACACTTTCCCAGAGTCAGCGCCGTTTGGCGTAGATCTTATTTTTTCATTGCTATTTAAAATTACATACGTTCCTTGACCGTTTAAATTAATCTCGGAATTTACGTCATAGACAGGTTCGAGTTTAAAGGCATACCTGTCACGGCTTGGAGCAAGAAAATTAAAATCGTTGTACGCATCGCTCTCTGAAGCCTGACGCAAAGAAAAAAGCACTGGATGTACTGTATAACTCTTGTCTGACCCTTTTTTGTAGGAAAATCTAAAGAAGGCTTGGCGTCCATGTATGCCGTTATCACCTCTTGAATATTTTTTGGATGCTGGAGTTTCCCCATACTTTTTTTGGCGGCCAGATATTCGTCTAAACAGTTTTGATTTAATTGAAAACTTAACTTGATCAACTTCGCTCATCGTTTCGTATGCCGCTGATTCTGCTTTTACTAAAGCTTTAACGAAGAAATGGTTGTCAGCTGAAGCTATGCAGTCTTCCCAGTTTTCCAAGAAATGGCTAATTCTGCGTCTAGCTTGCGCTTTGTCTGCTCGAATTTTGTCAAATACTCTTCCTATTGCATTTACAGCGTCTTCGTCAACAATCCTTTTACCCCTTGGGAAATTATCTATCTGTTCTTCCATTTGCCTAAGGCCGCCAAAGCCATATCGATTTACTTTCCCTACACCATCATCAATTGGGGCAAGACTTACAAATTCGCCTGTTGTGTTTCGCAGTTGCCTAATTACCGGCCTTCTAGCCTTGACCTTGAGTTCTTCGCGCCTACTTTGAATTTCATCTCTTACCTTAGAAAGTTTTTTTTCAATTCTTCTGGCTGAGTTTTTCAATGAAATGCCTCCGTCTTTGTTCGTTAGATCAGCCCAACTTGGTACTCTTGTTACTGTGGCATCGCCGCCAGTATTGTCGAAAGAACTTGCCTTAAGTTTTTTTGACTTTCTCAGATTTTCATTTACTCTTGCTTTAATATTTTTTAGATCATTCTTTAATTCATCTAAATCGCTAAGCATTTTGCCTAAATGCCCTGGCCTATTATTATCTTTATCTTTATTAATTGCTACTATAATACCGGACCTTAAGCCTCTGTTTTGACCGTCTATAGTAATCACACTTAACCAGACATCTGATTTATCATGATCTCCGGCATTAACTTCATCAATCACCTGTTGCGCTTTTCTGCGATCACTATTCAACTCTGCTAAAACTTTTGCAGCGTTCATGGTTGGCGGATCTTCCATGAACTGACGTTCCAATTCTTTTGTATATTCAACTGAGCCCCCAGGGTCAATTGTTTCAGAGTTCTTTTGGTCAAGTACGTTTTTCCACTTAGCTGTACGTTTGTTATTGAAATTATAATCAACCTTGCAGTTACCTAGCTGATAAGTATTCTCAAATCTTGTCCTTATATATTGCCGTCGATTTGACTCTTTTTCTGTCTCTTTTTCGCTAACAGACAACTCTTCAAAATCTTTATCGAATACAGTAGGAGGATCAGGCACTGCCTCTTCCTCCTCCGGCTCGTTTTTTATTATCTTTAAATGCTTCTCTAGTTTTTTCTTTTCGTCCCTTGCCTCTCGGATGGGTGACACTTCATCGTATGGAGCGGTTGGGCAAAAGCCGCTCTCTACGCACCTAAACCTTGCGTTTACGTCACCATTGTCAATATCTTTAGAGTCTCCAAAACTAATTAAACGAAATTTTGCAGATCCCAACATATAAGTGCTTCCAAAGTCCAAAGCATTTACTGATTGACGGCGAAGATTAACAGCTAAAGGAACTGCCTCGTCATCACCACCGCCTGTGTAGCCTTTAGACTGAAATCTAACTATGATTTCCCTGCCTTCTTTGTATTGAAAGCTTGTACTTGTCCAGTCAAGTTGTTCCAGTTCAATTCCGTTAAGAGCATCCTGCTCTTCGCCTTCGCTATCCCTTGTCACCATCTCTACGTTGACAGGAATAGGATCGTAAACGCCAAGAGATGATGAAGTCGTAGGAGAATATGCTTGGCTAAATCCTGCCGTTCCACCTGGGGCCGCAGTTGTAACAACTTGGCAAACTGCTTGCCTCCCTCCACGCGACAAGTCTTGTGGATAAAAACTAAGATCACCTCTCTCAAGATCATCAAAAACTGGGTTCTTACCCCCGGCTGCGCTTTTATAGAACAAGAAGGTTGTTGCTGGGTCTAACTGATCAATAGAAAGAGAACCAAAAGCAGTTCTTTTGGTACTAAGGTTTAGTATTTCCGCCGCACCAAGCACAAACAGCAGTTGCATAAACTGCGATGAGCCGTAATTATCGACTGACGACCAAACCAAGGAGCCGCTGATACGAACTCCTCCCGCTGGATTATCGTCTTTGTTGGTGTAGACAAGGTTTACTGGGTCACCATAAGACGCAAGCTCTGGGGCGCTATTGAAACCAGAAGAAGGCGAAAAACGCTGCTGTCTTGTCCTCCTTTGATTGTCAGAGCCAATATCCGGCATCTTTGGCTTGGGAGCCAATAGAGCCGCTCCAACCTGAAACAGGGTGCCAACAACCGTTAATACGATTGCAACCGTTGCAAGTTCGTTTCTAACGTCAAGAGCAGTGCCAGCTTTCGGATCTTTATATTCTTGCTGAAGCGCAACAAACTCCAGGTACTCTTCCTTGCTTACCCCCAGCGCTTCAATCAGCTGGTACTCATAAGGAAGCAGTCTCCGATTCATCAGTTCAACCAGAAATAATGTGCATTAACGCGCTCTACTGGAACGCAAACAACTTGGCCACCAGGAGCAAGACAGATCAAGCCCTGATCAGTCACCGTTCCAAGCGCAGCGTTGTTTGGCTCAACAAGCAAAGCAGCAGCACCAACTTTTGGTATCTTAAGCCGCTTCCCGCTCTGAAGTAACCACCGAGCCATCTGACTTGGCTTAAGCGTTTCAGCTGAGTACAGCCAGTAAACCCAACAAAACTGCTCTTTGTAATCCGACAACCCAAGCCGTGAACGGATTTCACAAAGCAGCTGAAAGCAATCAGTCTTATTCCGTCCGTCTGCTGGGTGTGCGCCCCAGCAATACTCCAAGCCAATTAAGTCATTCATCGCAATGACAAGCTTGATTCAAGTGGCAAGATGCCAACGTTTCTTTCCGTCAGAGTGCTGGCCGGAAAGCCTCCTGCTACACCATCTAAAGCAGATCGAAAACGAAGCTCAATCGTGTCATCACTAAATGCCGCTCCAATTCCCACGTAATATTCTTCCGGTCCAGTGCTGGGGATGCCACCACTAGCCGTAATAAATCTGGTACACAAGAGCAATTTACTTAATCTATTGCCGTCGCCTTCTTCTACAAGACGAATTGCGTACTCACTGGCTGGCAGACGAATAGTAATTTGCTGGTTGTCTGCATTCAAACTAGACACGCCTCCTTCTGCCTCAAACGGAGCAAAACTATAATTAGCACCTTTAAATCTCTTAGTTTCTTTTATAAAATAATTTTGGTAGCGGCGAGTGCTGCCTTTGCTGGGTTCAATTTCAATAAACTGGCAAATTCTTATTTGGCTATCCATTACGCATTGATCTCCCCAATAAGCTCAACAGAGACATTGCTAAGCCCTGCTTTCACGCTTTGTACTTCGGGAGGCTTAGCGTAGCGCCAGCGCACTTCTGGACTCTGTGATGCGCTTCCTCTAAAATAGTTTGCAGTATCAGTACCCATTCCCCTGATTAGTCCTAGACCTAAATTAAACTTATCGAACGTTCCGTTGGCATCGCAGTAATGATCTAAAATTTCTTTGACTGTTCTTTGGGTTCCACCAAGAACTGAAACGTCATCGCCAAGATTTTTAAACTGTAATTTCATTCGATACTCCGTCTTCTTATTGCCAAATGCGCGACGTACTGTCGCACCAGACATTGATCTATACACCTTGCTCGGCAAGTCACCCATTGTCAGGTTCCTTGATGACGGAGTTATGTCTGGGAACGTTGCTGCCATTAGCGAAGACCGATTCGGGTTCTAGTTCTAGGACTATTCTGCATCTTATCTAAGGTCATGTTCATACCTCGTTTTGCTCCGTCATTAGAGGCTTGCTTACGGGTTACGGCCATTGCAGATTCAAGCTGCTCACGGCTGACGTATTCCGTTCCACCAATACTGGTTGTCTCGAAGCTGAAGTTCATTGATGCTGCACCGCCTGAAGCAGGTGAACGACCCATAAGGGAGCGCATATCCTCATTACGCATTATCCCGCCTGATTGCCCTGGAACGAATAGCTCTGGGCCACGCTCTCCAATTAGATAAGGCTGACCGCCTTTAACAGGACCGCCGTTTGCGGCAGTGCCTACAGGCCCAATACCTTGGTCTATTCCGCCAATGTTTAGCCCTAAACCTGTTTGGACAGCTCCACCAGGCATCGTTGGGGAAGGAATAGTTCCACCACCACCACCACCACCAAAGCTTGGCCCTCCAAGTGCTTTTAGTACTGCCTGTAAGGCAATCATTGTTAGTTGTTTGACAATAATTTCAGCGGCCATTGCAACAAAGCTTTCGCCAACGCTCTTCAACATGTCCGCCAAAGCTTCTTGCGTTGTCTTGCTTCCGTTTATGACCCCTTGGAATGCCGCTCCAAATGCAGATCCAACATTGACAGCAACGGCAATAGCAACGTTTCCAAGTTTCGTCATCTCTGTCAGCTCGCCTTGTAGCTGAGCAACTC